TTCGAGCAGCGCAAGTCCTACCCCAAGGGGTCGCCTGAGAACGCGATGCTCAAGCTCGCGCTCAACGGGGTCTATGGCGACAGCAACAACGTGTTCTCGGTGTTCTATGACCCGCTGTTCACGATGCGGATCACGCTCAACGGCCAACTGCTCCTGTGCCTGCTGGCCGAGAACATCCTGCTCAACGTGCCCGGTGTAAAACTGATCCAGTGCAACACGGACGGGCTCACAGTGCGCATGCCCCACGGGTCCAGCTTCTCGCTCAAGATGGTCTGCGAGCATTGGGAGAAGTTGACCAAGTTGACCCTGGAGCAGATGACCTATCAGCGCATGTGCATCCGGGACGTGAACAACTACATCGGGCAGTACCTCAACGGCAAGGTCAAGCGCAAGGGTGCCTACGAGTACGAGATGGAGTGGCATCAAGACCACTCGGCCTTGGTAGTCCCGAAGGTGGCAGAGAAGGTGCTACTCGAAGGCGCTCCGATTCGGGAGACCGTGGAACAGTGGCCCGACCTGTACGACTTCATGCTCAGGGTCAAGGTGCCTCGTAGCAGTAACCTGGTGATCGAGTACCGGGACAACGGCACCGAGCAGCAGTTCCCTCTCCAGAACACCACGCGCTACCTGATTACCAAGACCGGGGGCCATCTGTTCAAGCAGATGCCGCCCCTCAAGGGCAAGGAACTCTGGCGACAGATAGGCGTGGAGGCCGGGTGGAAAGTGACCCCGTGTAACGACGTGTCCGAGGCTCGGGGTGCTCGGGTGGACTTCGACTACTACGTACAGGAAGTCGAGAAACTTGTGAATGGATTGTCATGAACTTTGATGAACACGACTCTCTCACGTTCGGGCATCTTACCGAAGGAGTCAAATTCGACTTCGATAAGGCTCGCATGGACCTATTGGACCCCTACGCAATTGAGCAGTTGTCTCATGTGCTCAAGTATGGGGCGAAGAAGTATGCTGCTCACAATTGGCGCAAGGGGATCGTCAAGGGTCGCCTCATAGCGGCAGCACTGCGCCACTTGTTTGCGTATCTCGGGGGTCAGGACAAGGACGATGAGACGGGATTGTCTCACGTCGCCCACGCTATGTGTTGTTGCATGTTCCTGTTGGGTCTTGAGCACCGCACCGATCTTGACGACAGATACAAGGAAGACCATGACCAAACCCCAACTCGAAAAACAGATTGAGCGCAACGTCTGCGACTACGTACAGGAAGTCGAGAAACTTGTGAATGGATTGTCGTGATTCACTACCATGGTCTACCCATTACACCGTCCACCGCTGCACTCAAAGCTGTGAACGTGGGTCACGCCTTCGTCTCCTTCAGACACAAGGATCAGTTGTCCGTGGCTACAAGCGTCTGTCAATCATTCGCAATTGATAACGGAGCATTCAGCGCATGGCGGTCCGGTCACCCCATCAAGGACTGGTCTGAGTTCTACGAGTGGGCGTCGATGTGTCTACGCCACCCCTCGTGCGACTTCGCAGTGATACCGGACGTAATCGACGGGAATGAGGACGACAACGATCTTCTGCTCATGCAGTGGCCGATGCGGATTGACCAAGGTGCCCCCGTGTGGCACATGCATGAAAGTCTTGAACGACTGGAGCGACTCGTAACCACTTGGCCGAGGGTCTGCCTCGGCAGCTCGGGAGACTACGCGGTGGTTGGCAACCCCGCATGGTGGGGTCGCATGTCCGAGATGATGGAGGTGATCTGTGATCCATCGGGATACCCGAGGTGCAAGATCCACGGGCTCCGGATGCTCAACCCCAAGGTGTTCACCAAGATACCGTTTACCAGTGCCGACAGCACGAATATTGGACGCAACGTCGGCATTGATAAGCATTGGTCAAGTGGGAACTACCTCCCGTTGACCAAGGAGGCCCGCGCTCAAGTGATGCGTGAGCGAATCGAGTTTTACAACAGCCCTAACCAGTGGGTATTTCCCAAGGAGTCAACATGATAGTTTTTGCGGTTCTCGTTTACGCCCTCGCCATGACGCTGGCGAACCTGTCGATTGTTCAGTTCGGACCAGCGGTGATCCCGCTCAACGCGTTCGTTCTGATTGGTCTGGACCTCGCGCTACGAGACTGGTTGCACGTCCGAATCAAGGCGTGGCAGATGGGACTGCTGATCGCAGTGTCAGGTTGCATCACGTATGCACTGAACCCGTCGGCCGCACAAATCGCGGTGGCCAGCGCCGTCGCATTCATGGCCGCAGCAGTCGCAGATTGGGCAGTGTTTGCAAGGATGGGTGGCAGTTGGATCAAGCGGGCAAACGCCTCGAATGTGGCCGGTGCACTGGTTGACAGCATCGTGTTCCCCGCGATGGCGTTCGGCGGGATCGATCCGAAGATTGTCGCATCAATGTTTATCGCCAAGATTGCAGGTGGTGCGATCTGGACATGGTTGATCAGTCGAGTACGAGCATGACCCCCGACCTCCCCACCTTCGAAACCTGGACCCACGAGAACCTTGCCAAGTTCGCATCCGAGGCTTACCTGAAGATGCAGGCCCAACACGACCTGATCCAGTATCTCAGGATGCTGGTGGCGGCGACACCGAGGAGCAGTGATGACTCAGAACTTTGACGATTGGTATGAGGATCAGTGTGCCATTGACGCTGCGGAGCGTGTCGGCCCCAACTCCTTTGAATACGAGCCGCTGGTGGAGAAGATGATCGAGGATGACACCCGTAGAGAAGCGGCAATGCATCGATACAACATGGAGTTCGGACATGCTGGAAAAACAGATTGAACGCAACGTCTGTGACTACGCTCACGAGGCGAACCTCCTCGTGTACAAGTTCACCAGCCCCGCACGCGCCGCGGTCCCTGATCGCATGTTCGTGACCCCCAAGGGTACGGTGTTCTTCTGCGAGTTCAAGCGCGAGGGCATGAAGCCCACGCCCCAGCAAACCCGTGAGCACGACAGGCTCCGGGGTCACAGGGTCATGGTGTTCGTGGTTGACTCGACCAAGGCTGGCCGACTCATCGTGGACATGATGCGGGAGCAGTGATGAACGTACTTGTTGGATGCGAGTGCAGTGCCGTGGTGAGGGATGCCTTCACACGAGGGGGGCACTTTGCCATGTCGTGTGACCTTCTTGAGTCGGAGAAACCCGGCTTGCACTGGCGCGGTGATCTGCTGGAACTGCTTTACACCGGGTTCTGGGATCTGTTGATCGCACACCCACCGTGTACCTATTTGGCGAGGTCGGGGATGCGCTGGCTCAAGGACCAACCGCCTCTGAAGTCAGGCAAACCTGTGGGTGTAGAACGCAGAGCACTACTTGCCGAGTCGCTGGACTTTTTCCAGAAGATATGGGAAGCACCGATCCCGCGAATAGGTATCGAGAACCCAAGGTCCTTCTTGATCCCGTTGCCCGCGTCTCAGTACATCCAACCATGGCAGTTCGGGCACGGTGAGACGAAAGAAACCGGGCTATGGTTGAAGAACCTTCCACTGCTGACACCGACCAACATTGTCGAGGGGCGCGAGAACAAGGTTCACAGGATGTCCCCCGGACCCAACAGGGCACGGGAGCGCAGCAGGACGTATCAGGGGATCGCTGACGCAATGGTGCAGCAGTGGGGTGGTCTACTATGCTAACCCCCGACCTCCTGCACGACTACCAGAAGCGTGCCGTCAACTTCCAGTGCTCCATGCCGACCACGATGCTCTGGTTAGATATGGGTCTTGGAAAAACGGTCATCACCCTCACCAGCATCGCGCACCTGTTGGCCACGGCCTACCTGCGCGGGGTGGTCATCGTTGCACCCATTCGCGTGATCCGTCTGGTCTGGAGGCAGGAGGCCCTCGGATGGTCCCACACCAAGCACCTGACGTTCTCGATGCTCACGGGCACCAAGGACCAGAGGACCAGGGCTCTCCTGCGGCCGGCCAACATCTACCTCGTGAACTACGAGAACCTCGGCTGGCTCGCGGAGGTTCTGCAGACCTACTTCATCAGCAAGAACCGACCGCTCCCATTCGATGGCCTCGTATGGGACGAAATATCAAAGTGCAAGAACAGCACAACTGATCGAGTTCGAGCCGTGTTCAACGGGCAGCGTAATCACAATGTCTTGGATCACTTCAAGTGGATCACCGGGCTCACGGGAACCCCTGCATCCAACGGGTACAAGGACCTGCATGGTCAGTACCTCGTGGTCGATAGGGGCAAGCGTCTGGGCACCAGCAAGACCGCGTTCATGACCGAGTGGTATCGCAAGATTCCCGACACCCGGACCCAGATTGCCTACGATGACACCACCGACCGGATCAAGCAGTTGATCGGGGACATTACCCTGGAGATGAGCGCCGAGGACTACAACAAGCTGCCCGATCTAGTGGTCAACGACATCAACATCGAGATGCCCGAGAACCTGCGGACCATGTACGACCGGATGGAGAAGGAGTTCTTCATCCTGCTTGACAGTGGCAAAGAGGTCGAGATGTTCAACCAGGCCGCACTCACGAACAAGTGTCTCCAGTTCGCCAACGGCGCCATGTACCCGGTGGCCGGGATGCCTCTGTGGGAGCCGATCCACGACCTCAAGCTGGAGGCACTGGAGGAGATCATCGACGAGGCCCAAGGCCAGCAGGTACTGTGCGCCTATGGGTACAGGTCTGATGCCGAGCGCATCATGAAGAAGTTCCACCACCTTCGCCCGATCAACCTGACCGAGTGCAAGTCGGAGGCGTCGCTTGTCAACGCCATGAGTCGGTGGGCCAGTGGAGACTGCCCGCTGATGATCGGACACCCGGCATCCATGGGCCATGGGATCGACGGCCTTCAGAAGCGTGGTCACACGATTGTGTGGTACGGGCTCAACTGGTCCCTGGACCTGTACGACCAGATGAACGCACGCATCCGGCGTCAAGGTCAGGGGGCGCCGGTCATCTGTCATCGAATCCTGATGCTCGACACTCTGGATCAGGCTCAGGCGCTGGCACTGACCGAGAAGGCGTCGACTCAAGCGGGCCTGCGCAACGCCGTGAAGCAATACCGCTTGACACGCGGGATTTAATTGTTTTACACTGTTGCACATCACAACCACAGGAGAAGATAATGCGTGCCCTGATTGACCTGTTCCGAGTACCCAGCGCCAAGACCCTCGCGCAGCGGCAGATCGAGGAGTCCGAGCGCGAGTGGGTCAAGCACCTCGCTGCATCCGAGTACCACCAAGCCATGATGCGGTATCACTCCGATGTGGTTCGGCAACTCAAGGCTCGGGAGGCGTCATGACAGCAGATCAATGGTGGATCATGGGAGCCCTGTGCGCCGTGATGGCGATCATCTGGCTCGGGGATCTGTTCTTCTCGGCTCCCGAGGAGGACTTCGACACGGACCTGAGCCAGAAGGAGCAGGAAGCCCAGGCTCTCGGGGTCGTGGATTCGATGAAGGGTGAACTCGATTACATGCGAAAGGATGGATTGCTATGAGCCGCGAACTGTTGCAGCAGGCGCTTGATGCGCGGGAAGTGCTCAAGGCACACGGCATCGGGGGAGGCGGCAAATGAGCGACACCAAAGGAAACACCATGCAATTCACAGACCTACCCGCGATCGGCGCCGACCTCGAAGGCGGCACCTTCGTCGGCCTCACCACCAAGCCCGACGGCACCCATTGCGCAGTGATCCTGCTGCCAGTCGATGGCACCGACCTGACCTGGGCGAAGGCCAAGGCCTGGGCCAAGAAGCAAGGCGGCGAGCTGCCTTCGCGCCCGGTGGCAGCCCTGCTGTTCGCCAATGTCAAGGCCAGCCTGCAGCCACGGTGGCACTGGACCAGCGACGAATTCAATGCCTCTTACGCCTGGCATTGCTACTTCAACTACGGCTACCAGGACTTCAGCCACAAGAGCTACGAAGGCTCGGCTGTTGCCGTCCGCTATATCAAGATTGGAGGCGGCAAATGAGCGACGGTAGCGAACTTGAATGGATCAGGCACGCTAGGACACTGGAGTCCATCGCGGTGCAAGAAGATGCCGACCGAGAGCGCATGCGCCCGTTCTATCTCCTGCGCCCCCGCGTGTTCCCTGACGGCAATCAGTGGTGTGCCTTGTACGGGGAAAACCTGCAAGACGGTGTTTGTGCGTTCGGCGACACGCCTGCGAAAGCCGCGCACCAGTTCGATGTTGAGTGGTTTCACGGCAAAGCACGAGGAGCCACCCATGTCTGATGTCCTGCTGCCACCGCTGCCCAACTTCCGCGAGTGGCCCTACACGCACGAAGAACTCCGCGCCCGCGACCTCGAAGTGGCCCGCGTGGTGCTGGAGTCGTGCATAAGGTGCATTGACTGGAGCGACGATATGTTGATGAAAGACTTCCATATTGAGCGCATCCGCGCACTGGAGTTCAAGCATGCCGAATAACACGATCCCGCTGCCGCCGCACGTAGGCGAGGAATATCACGGGCCATCGCAGTCGCCCGTGAAGTTATACGACGCCGACCAGATGCACGCCCACGCTGCCGCAGTCAGTGCCGCCAAAGACGCAGAGATAGCAGCACTGCGCGACCAAGTCTTTGCCGAGCAACGCAGGGCGCTGGATTTTCGGGATGAGGCTGCAGCACTGCGGGCAGAGGTGGCGGGGCTGCGCGCCGAACTGCTCAAGTCGCTGGCCGATAACGCTCCGTTGCGGGAGCGCGCCATGGTGCTGGAGGACGCGCTGCTGCGGGTGGCTCGCATGGCCGAGGCTCTAAAGAAGGACTGCGGCATGGACCCCGAAT